CTCATCTTTTACTACTCGTTCTTTGCCGTTGTGATCAACCCATCTACTTAGCATCACGTTGTTCCAGATAAAACCCTGATTTTTTCTATCTTCAAATGCCTCTTTGAGTTTGGTTGTTCTTACTTTAGGAAAAGCACTGAACACATTGTCTGATGAATCACCACGCATACATTTCTCAAACAATAGCCATTCAGGATTTGGTGCTGACTTGGGCAATTTAGTTTTTTTGTCTATGATTTCACTGTTTTTATCGTCATAGAAGCCATTGATTGTGATCAGTGTGTCTGTGATGCCATTGTATTGAGATACATTGTCTGACAACAGTTGATAAAAATCACTGTCTGAACTAACGATTATGTGTTTGTCGTCAGGATGTGATTGTATCCACCCAGCAATCAAATCATCTGCTTCTAATTGTTTGTGTTGCAGAGTGGTGCAATTGCTTTTGTTTTCCACAAATGTTTTGAATTCATCAAAAGTTTCCCAAAATATTTTGTCTGCTTCTTGTTCAGCAGGAGTCATTGCATCGCGTGTTTCTTTCCTGTTTTGTTTGTAGGCAGAATAAAAATCTTTGCGCCAAGATCTGCCTTCAAAACAAAACACTACGTGATCTGCTTTGAACCTTTCCCAACATTTTTTTACAGAATTCATACAGATGTGTAATGCTAATCCTGTTTTGGTGTATATGTCGTCGCCTCTTACCACATGTCTTGCACGGAAGAATGTGTTGGCAGAATCAAATAATAGATATGTTTTAGGAGATTTCAGTTTTGCCATCCTCTCTTTTGGTTTCTTTAACAATTTGATTGTCTGAAGAAAGAGGAGTGGCTTCATCGGCTATGGTGTTGCAAAGCACAGAGAACCAATGATCAACAACCTCTTCGTCTGTGTTGCCTGAGAATCCATGTTCTTTGAGATTTGCCACAAAGTGCTGATTCCAATCAAGTTCAAAATATCCATACTTAGGATTCTTTGGATCAACATTTGTGTCTAAAACTTTGATGTAAGGTTCGCCTGCTTCAGTGGCGATCTCTTTAGCAGTCTTTTCAAGTTTCTGCTTTTTGTTGAATATGGTTTTTAGTTTATCAAGCATATTACTAATATAACAACTAAACCAAAAATTGTCAACTTCAACAATCTATTATTTGTTTGATTGTAACTTTTATCGTCAGATGGTAACGGTTTCACAAAATTTCTCCTTGAAAATACTCTCATTTTAATTTATCCTTCCAAATCTCAATGGTTTTATCTAATCCTTCGTCTATGGTTATTTTTGGTTGCCAACCCAATACACTGTTGACAAGATTGCAATCACTGTTCAACCAATATATTTCACCGTGTCTTTTGGGTTGCTGATTCCATCCAATTTGACCCTGCCAATCCAGTTTGTTGGCTATTTTCTCTGCATAGTCTTTAATTCTAATAGGATTGTTTGGCCCTATGGTAAAAATAATTCCATTGTTACATTTTTGATATTGTGTGATAACCTCCATCCAAATGTTCAATAGGTCTTCAATAAAAATAAAGTTTCTCCATGGTTCAGCATATCCCATCTTAATGCTTTGAGGATTTTGTAACATTCTACTAATAATTGCTTCAGTGACAAAGAAATCATTGTCACGTCTTCCGTATGCATTGGTTTGTCTAATGGCAGTGAAAGGCAATCCATAAGATCTATGAGCATATTCCAAATATTTTTCACAGGCCAGTTTAGCAACGGCATAAGGTGCGTTTGGGTTAGGTGTAGTGTGTTCATCAAATACCACTTGCGTTTTGAAACTGCCTGTATGCATAATTTCATCACTGATTGGTTGCCAACCATACACTTCCATAGTGCTGGCAAACACAAAATTTTTTAAATTTTTTAAGTTTCTTGTGCTTTCAATCAAGTTGATAGTGCCTAAGTAATTTACTTCACTGAAACTAAGTTGCTCATAAAAACTTCTTTCAACTTCAGTTCTTGCCGCTAGATGCACAATGATGTCTGGATTTACATTGATGACTTCTGTGTCAACTGATTTGTAATCAGTAAGATCGCTTTTCAAATGGAAAACTTCAAAATGGGGTTCTAGTAGTGGCGTCAATGCAGATCCTATGAATCCGCTACTGCCAGTCATTAATAATCTCATGTGCCTATCGCATTGCCAAACAAGTATACATGGACTCTTGCCGCAACATTGTATCCTTTCTGAAATGCTTTTCTAGCCACTTCGCCTGCTGTGGCTGATTGTTCTTCTTCTCTGGCACCTACAGGCATAATCCACACAGGATAATCAACGCCAGCATCTCTAAACTTTTTCACAGTGTCATCAAGTTCTTGCCATTGTTCTTCTGTGTGTCCCACAACAAATTTCA